ATCGGATCTTCATCTCCGACAACCGTTTCGTATTTTGCTTTGGCTGCAACGCGCTGGGGACTTCGGACCTCGACCCGCTACTGATCCGGTGGTCCGACCAAGAAGATGCCGTCAACTGGACGCCTGCAGCAACCAACCAAGCGGGTAGCCTTCGGCTTTCACGTGGTAACGAGATCGTCTCGGTTATCGCGGCACGTCAGGAGATCCTCGTCTGGACGGACTCCACGGTGTACTCGCTGCAGTATCTCGGCGCTCCGGAAGTCTGGGGGCAGCAAGTTGTTGGCGAGAACATCTCCATCGTCGGGCCTAACGTGGTCGGTTATGCCAACGGCGCTGCGTTCTGGATGGGGCAGGAGAAGTTCTACGTCTACGACGGTCAGGTGAAAACGCTTCGGTGCGACGTGCGCCGGTACATCTTCGAAGACATCGACCTGTCCCAGAGTGATCAGTTCTTCTGCGGTTCGAACGAAGGCTTCAACGAGTTGTGGTGGTTCTACTGCACCGCCGGTTCTGAAACGGTCGACCGATACGTGGTCTACAACTACGTCGAGGACATCTGGTACCACGGCAACTTGGCGCGCACTGCATGGATGGACGCCTGCACCTGCCCGTTCCCGACTGCGGCGACCTACAACAACAAGCTCGTGCAGCACGAGAACGGCGTGGATGACCTCGAAGACCCCACCCCGGCGGCGATATCGGCGTACATCACCTCGACCCAGTTCGATCTTGAAGACGGTGACAGGTTCATGCTCGTCCGGCGGGTGCTGCCGGATCTATCGTTCGAGGGTTCTGAAGCCGAGGCCCCGCAGGTCACCATGTCACTGCTGCCGCTCAAGAACTCCGGTTCCGGATACAACAACCCCCTGTCGGAGGGTGGCAGCAACAACGGCACGGTAACGCGTACGGTCTCTACACCCATCGAGGAGTATACCGAGGAGGTCTTCGTCCGCATCCGTGGTCGGCAGGTTGCCATGAAGATCGAGTCTTCTGACGTGGGTGTGCAGTGGCAGCTCGGCGCTACGCGACTCGACATGCGCCCTTCGGGTAGACGCTGATGGCTAACGAGATCAGCAAACCCCAAGCCCCGGCGCTCCCGCTGCCTCCGGCCCAGTATGGGCAGCGTTCGTTCGACCAGTTCAACAACGTGCTGCGTCTCTTCTTCCGGCGGCTGACGGGTACGATAGACAACCTGCTGTCCACGGACGACGGGGGAAAGTTCCTGTACTTCCCGCGCGGGCTGTTCTACGACATCACTGACCAGACAGCCGCTGCGACCAACACTGGATATGCGGTCGAGTTCGGTACTACGTACATCGACAACGGCGTCACGGTGGAGAACGACACTGAGATCACTGTCCAAGATGACGGGGTCTATAACTTTCAGGTCACGCTGCAGTTCGTTCACACCAACTCAAGCGCGTGTAACCTGTACGTGTGGATCAACAAGAACGGTACCGACGTTACCTACGGTGGCAAGCGGTATACCATAAAGGGCAACGACTATCATTCAATCGGGTGGAACTTCAGTATCGACTTGGATGCGGGGCAATACATCGAGATGTACTGGGCAACTGACGACACAGGGCTCGAAATCCACGCGGACGCCCCGACCAGCCCCCACCCCGGCATCCCCTCCGCTGTGGTCGCCGTGACCTTTGTGAGTAATCTGTGATGGCTTTTGATCCGAGCGAAAGAGAGCTTATTGAGAGCCTTGGGATCGGGACTCCGGGGTCTCCGTACGCAGATACGAGCGACTTCGCCCGGCAGTATCAAGCGGACTTCGAAGCCAACATAGACGAAGCTATTCGTAGGCGGAATGAAGCCCAAGCGCGCATGGAGGGTCCGGGGTTCTTCGGCAGTAAAATCGGACGGATTGCATCTGCCTTGGCCATACCTTTCGCCGCTCCTGCGGTCGGTGGGTTGGCTGGTCTATCTGGCCTTGCGGGTGGCGTTGCAGGGGGCGCTGCTCTCGGTGCAGGTACTTCTGCCCTTGCCGGCGACGATATCCTCCGGGGTGCCGCACTCGGTGGTCTGAGCGGTGGTCTGGGCTCGCTCGGCACTGCGGTGCCGTCCGAAAGCCTTGTGTCTGCAGTGCCTGCCACTATCCCAGAAACGCTTGCCGGGGCGATCCAAAACCCACTACTGCGCGGTGCAGTCCAAGGGAGTCTGAACACGGGGGCCGTCGCTGCCGCTAACGAGATAGTCGGCAATTCTAGGACTCCACCCTACATCCCGCCGGGCCAAGGTACAGTGCCTGAGAGGGTCGTTATCGAGGCGCGCGTGCCTGTACCGGGCCCCGGTATGGAGGACTTCCCCATCGTGCTGGGAGATGTGCAGGACATCCTTGATGTGATTCGGGGTGGTGGCGCTCGGCCCCCTACCCCCCAGTTTCCTACTGTCAGTGCACCTACCCCCGGAGGTGTTGCCGAGGAAGTTCTTGGTATCCCCTCAGAAGTCATCGAAGAAGTTCTTGGTCGCATTCCATCCGGAGGCGGGGGCGGTGGCACACCCCAAGAAGATGGAGCCCCGGTACCGCCCGTGCCCGGTGAGGCCGAAGATGAAGCCGCACCGCTCGTCGAGGAAACCCCTCCGCCCGATGTGGAGGAAGAGCCCATGCCGCCCGGCACCGCCCAAGACGAAGAGCCCATGCCGCCCGGCACGGCTCAAGATGAGGAAGTCATACCCGGCACGCAGCAGCCGGAGCCAGATCTGGGCTCCGCTATGGGCCTCATGGGCCTCCTAGCTCAACCCGGTGCACAGGTCACCGCCGAGACACCAGAAGGTGCTGACATCAGGATCTATGACCTTGAGAACTTGTTTGGTGTGTCTGGCCTTGACAACTTGTACAATGCACCATTCCAAGACGAACTGACGCTGATCACAGAAGAGCTGCTGAAAGCCGCACGGGAGCGTAGGGTATGAACATCTTTGGCGAATCCGGTCTGGTAGACAGCATCTTTGGCGATGACGCCGCGCTTGGTTTTATTGGTGACCTGTTTCAGAACTCCGATGGCAGCCTGAACCTCGGGCTTCTCTCCCTTCTCGGCAGCGGCGCAATCGGCGCCATGGGAGGTTTCGGTGCAGATACTCGACCTGTCGGCTATCAAGGTGGCATTCCCAAGTACACGGCGACTCGTACGCGTGTGGGATCACCTGTCGGAACGCCTCGCCCCGGCGACCCCGGTCGGAGGTACTTCTCTGACGTGCAGTACACGCCAACTGGGCAGAACATGGCAGCAGGTGGCCTCGCGTCTCTTCAGCGCCCTGTCACTCTTGCTGGAGGTGGTATGGCTGATGCTGCTCGCAGCTATTACCTCGGTGGGCGTACTGACGGCATGGCTGATCGTGTCCCTGCTTCTATTGAAGGAACGCAACCGGCCCAGCTGAGCGACGGCGAGTTCGTGGTGCCTGCCGATGTGGTGAGCCATCTTGGCAACGGCAACTCCAACGCCGGGGCAGAACGACTTTATGAGATGCTGGACCGGGTACGCCGCGCACGCACCGGACGCGAAGAACAAGGGCGTCAAATCCAGCCCGAACGGTATATGCCGAGGTAATCATGGGAATCAACCGCCTCATAGCCGAAGCAGACCGTATTGCGGAACAGACCGGCGGATCTTCCAGCGAGATACTCGCTAACCTAATGCTTGCGGACCTTGAGTTCCAAGCAGATGTTCAGCCGCGAGTGCTGCCCGGCTCTGACGTTGATATTGACCCTACCGACGCGTACTACATCGGCACTTCCAGCCCCAGAGATCGAGGTCCGCTCAGCCTTCGCGGTTTTATGCTTCGTGACGCCGCTACACAAGAGACGGTGGATGAAAACAAAAGAACGCGCATGCCTAGTGGTGCCAAGTTTGGAGACCTTACTGATATAAGGCGCGGCGGCATATACGCAATAGGTGATGCAGCGACACCCTACACGTGGGCGCATGAGTACCGACACCGAGCAGCCCCGGATCTGTCAGAAAGAGGGGTTAGAGCAATAGACGCGCTTACAGCGCGAACCCCTGCAGATCGAGAACGGGCAAAACATTTCGTTCGGGACTTATTGGCTCGCAGAGGTGATCCCAGCGAAGAAGCCGACGCCGAGAGATACCTCCGTAGTTGGGCTGTGGAAAGATATCTCCAATCTCTAAAAAACCGTGCTCAATCCGAAGTGCGGGATGAAGTAGAGTCGAATATTCTGGACTTGTTTGGTCGTGGCCCTCAATCTGAAGCATACGAACGCCGTCAGAGGGATATTGATGTGAACACCCCCGGCTATGGAGCATACGCTGAAGGTGGAGCGGTTAGCCCCGACCCACTGGTAGGCCAACAAACCGGCCAAGAGTCCTCCCTTTCTTCGTGGGCAGGTCCGTACGTCACCGACATGCTGGGGCGTGGGCAGGCTCTGGCACAGACCCCCTTCGAGGCGTACACCGGCCCGCTGACCGCGGGCACTACGGGTGCACAACAGGCAGCCTTTTCCGGCATTGCTAACCTCGCTGTGCCGACCGAACAGATGCAGGCATTCACGCCGGGGACCTTTACCGATCCGGGTACGGCGCAGCAGTTCATGAACCCCTACCTGCAGGCTGCCCTCGAACCGCAGCTGGCGGAAGCACGCCGACAAGCCGAGATCTCTCGGGTCAACCAAGCCGGGCGCCTCACTCGTGCCGGTGCTTTCGGTGGTGGTCGGCAGGCAGTCATGGAGTCTGAGCTGAACCGGAACCTGCTGCGGAACCTCGCGGACATCACGGGGGCGGGCTACAACCAAGCCTTCCAGCAGGGCCGTCAGCAGTTCAACACGGAAGAGGCACTCCGTCGCGCCGCAACCGAAGGCACACAGCGGTTCGGTCTCGAAGCTCTGGCACAGCAGGCCCGGCTCGGTGGTCTGGAGCGCGGCATCAACCAAGAAGCCATTGACGCGGCACGTGAGCAGTTCGAGGAAGAGCGCCTGTTCCCCTACCGCCAGATCCAGTTCGAGCAGTCGCTCCTGCAGGGGCTTCCGCTTGCGGCGCAGAACATCACGTACCAACAGCCGGGGTTCTTCAGTGAGCTGTCGGGTGGTACGGCCGGCATTCTCGGGCTTCTTGAAAACTTGTTTGGTGGCGGGGGTAGTGGTGGCGGTGCCATCGACGAGAGCGGGGCAGTGGATGCCGCAGTAGAGGCAGGAGTTAGCTGATGCTAAACATCGACTCCCAAGTCCAGCAGCGCATGGATCAGTTCCGTGGGCGCCCGCAGGATCTCATGCAGCAGTACCAGATGAGCCGAGAGCTTATCGACCTGCTTGCCCTGCAGAAGCTGAAGTCCGAGAAGGACGCTGCCGCTCGAAGCATGATGATGCAGATGCAGCAGAATCCGCAGACCATCGCTGCCCAGCGCGAAGCCGAACTCATGGGCCGCACGCAGCAGGAAGTGGCGCAACAAGTTGGTGGCATCGCTCAGCTCGCGGAAGCCCGCAAGCAACAGAACCTCCAGCGCATGGCCTCTGGCGCTCAACCCCCGGTGCGAATGGCACAGGGCGGGATCGCTCGGTTTGCTGGTCCTGATGGCAGCTATGTGTCATCTGAAGCGGGGGAAACTTCGTTTGAGCGGTGGCAACGAGAAGCCGCCGACCGCCGGGCGCGTATGGCGGATACGATGCGGAGAGCGGGACCTAGGTTTGCTGATCCTGCTGCTAGTGGTGCCGCCCAACGCGTAAGAGATTTCTTTACTGCCCCCGCGACAGAATACGATATTCGGTACGGGGCAACTGAACCCCCTCCCGAAACAACCACTACCCCTACGCCCATGCGTGACCTCACCCCGGAAGAAGCGCGGGACGTCGCGGGCATCGACGCACTGCTACAGCGAGCTGCCCCACGTGACGAAGATGTCAGTGTGGTGGACATTACCCCCGTACAAGCTCCCGGCTTGCCCGACGTTACGATGCCGAATGTAGAGCCCGATAGCCTTGCGGCTGTAGAGGCACTGCGGCCGAGTATGTCCCCGGAAGACGCGCAACGCGCGGCCGAGGAGCGGTTCACTAACATCGTGAACCCGGCTGAGTACCGCCGTAGAGCGGAAGAGCGTATGGGTCGGCTGGAGGCCGTGGATGAGCGGGGTATTGCTGCCGCGCGTGACCGCCTCGCTCAGTTGGAGAGGTTGGACGCAGAACAACGGGCTGCTTCCGCCGCAGACCCCGAACAGCAACGCAGGGACCGGCTGGCTGCCTTCCTTCGCGGTGCCGCTGGGCGCTCTACGTTTGGTATGACGGGTGCCGGTGCTTCGGCTGGCCTTGCCTCGATCCGTGAACAGCAGCGCGCGCAGGAAGCGGCCCGACGTCAGCAGATTCGTGACCGGCTCCAAGAACGTCTTGGTATGGGCGCGGAGATTTCCGCAGCTGAACGGCAGAACCTCATGGACATCATGGGCATGCAAGAGCGCGCAGATGTGTCTGAACGTGATGCTGCTGTTCGTGCCCTAGACTTCGGACAGGAGGCACTCCGTCAGGGGAGTATGGATCGTAGGCAATACGCCCAGCTATTCACGAACCTGTACACGAACAACCGTTCGGCGGCAGTTGCGGCTATGGAAGAGAACGCCCGAAACGCCCGCGCTGAGTATGAACAGCAAATGGAGAACGCACGTGCCGCGGCGGAAATGGCCACAGACAGCCTCGAAGCCCGACGCAAATATGCCATTGACGCAGCCAACGCACGTAGGGCGCTTCTTGAAGAGCTTTCTACCATTAACTCTGCGCTGAGTATGGTGCCGGAAGAAGATCGGCAGCCCGAGCTTGATCGTCTGCGTGCCGAAGTGGACGAGTACATGGCTGAAATCGACGCCCTGCGCTAATCGGAGGCAGTATGCCGCAATACGATGTTCGTCTATCCGATGGGCGCACGGTCCGGGTCAATGCTCCCGAGGGCGCTACGCAAGAACAGATAGGCGCGCTGGCGTTCCAAACCAGCACACCGCGGGAAAGCCGTGTAGATCTGCTACGCCAAGACGCCGAGCGCCGCCGCCGCATTGCGGAAGAACAGCTCGCTGCTAACCGGCGCCGCAGAGCGGTAGAAGAAACCGGACTACTCGGTCAGCTTGGCCGTGGTCTCGGTGCGGGTGCGCTCAACGTCGCGGAGCTGGCTACTCTCGGTGCACTTACGCCGCTGGGTGAGGACCTTGAGGCTCCGGCGCGGGAGTCGGTCAGTTCGTTCTTCGAGGGGCTACAGCCTGAGCTTCTTGCCGGAGAGGGCGAAGGGTCTACCGCACAGCGTGTTGCTGGTGGGCTTGGTCAAGCCTTCGGTTCGTTCGCGCCCATCGCTCTGACTGGCGGTCTCGCTGGCCTGCCTGCTGCCGCTGCTGTGGGTGTCGCTGCCGGTGCCGGTGAAGCAAGCGAACGCGCCCGTGAGTTCGGTCTCAATGGGTTTGAGGCTGGCCGTCAGGCGCTCAAGGGCGCCTTCGTTGGCGCCACTGAAGCCATCCCGGTTGCCCGCCTCCTGCGCGGTGTGGACAAGATCGCGGACAACCTCCCTCGTGGGTGGAAAGAACAGACACGTGAGGCGCTGATCACTGGCGGCGAAGAGGCCGCACAGGAAGTTGTTGCTGGCGCACTGCAGAACGCCATCGAGTCTGGTTACAACCCCGAGCAGGACATCCTCGAAACCGGCCTTGCGGAAGAGGGCGGCTATGGTTTTGCAGTCGGTGCCACGCTCGAAGGTCTGGTGCAGTTGGCAGCCGGTCGACGCTTCCGGCAGCGTGTCCGTGCCGATGAGGCTGCTATAGAAACAACGCCCGGCACTGAACTTATCGAAACGCCGCCTCCGGCCCTCGAAGCGCCTTCTGGCACCCAAGGCGAGTTGTTCTCCGCCGAAGAGATGGGGCTTCGTGCCGTACAGCCGGAACAAGAGGTACTGCAACTCGAAGATCTGCGCCCGGACGACCGCCAGCAAGATATGTTCGCGCGTATTGAAGACCAAATGGCGGATGAGATTTCGGCTGCTCCATTCGAACGCACTGAAGCCATAGAGCCCGTGCCGTTTGAGCGCACCGACGATGTGGATAGGGATAGCCCCATGGCGCAAGCCATGCGTGAAGCGCAGCGCCGCCAAGCCTTCGAACAGATCGAAGCGGAGCAGGCGGCGCAGAGAGAAGCAGAGCTAGACCGCCTGCAGAACCTCGCTCGTGCCGAGCGTGAAGTAGAGGCCGCACCTGAACTGCGCCCGGCTGAGCCGCCGATGGCGCAAGAGCCTGCTCCGCTTGAGGAACCCGTGCAGGAATCCCTGCCGGGTCTGGGCCGTCCATATCAGCGCGGTGTTACCGAAGAACCCGCACCCGAACCCCGCGTAGTGACGCGAGAAGAACTTCGAGGTATCGGCCTCGCGGGCGGGTCTAGGCTGGTCAAGCGCATCGCCGGCAAGCCGTTTGAAAGCGAAGAGGTGCAAGACGAGATCGCCAACTTCGTCGGCAATATGAATGTGTCGCCGGAGCAGCGCGCCGCTGTCCGCCGCTGGGCTAACGAGACCGCTGCAGAGCAGCAGGATCTTTTTGCAGAGCCGATTAGCGAGCGCGCCCGCCGTCGCCAAGAAGCAGAAGGCCGCCGCCGAGATCGCCCGGTCGAGCCGGTAGTGGTGCCGGAAGAAGTAACCCCCGAGCCTCCCCCCGCCGTGGCGCCGGAGCCCGTGCCGGCAGAACCTGAGCCCGAAGCTGTAACCCCGGAGGTTACGCCGGAACCGGAAGCCGCCGCGCCCGCCGTCGAGATTATCGGCCAGCCGCCGCGTACCAAGGCCATGCAGAGGTTCTTGGAGAAAGAGCGCGACCGCGTTGTGGCTGTTGGTGTCGAAGAAGACGGGGTGCGGATCTACACCCGGTCGGACCTTGACCCGGCGGATGATGGGAGTGGTACGTTCTTCGGTGCCAGTGAGACGGCTGCCATCAAGGACTTCTATGCACGCATCCAACCCCGACAGCAAACGGAAGCAGCGCCGGAAGCACAACCCGAACCGGAGCCTGCGCCTGAACCCGAACAAGAAGCGCCGCCCGCAAGTGAGCGACGTGAGCAAGCTCCCCGTGAGCTGACCGAAGAAGAGCTGGGGGCCGAAGGCCCCCGCCAGACCTTAGGGCTGGATGAGATCCGTCGGGTTGATATGGACGAGGCGTTCCGGCAAGCGCAGCCGCCGCGCGCCGCAGATCAAGTAGATCGAACTGAGGCCATTGGCGAGGCGGTATCTCGTGCATCAGGCACGCGCGCGGCAGAGAACGCATTCATTCGTGCTAAACGCGGGTTCGAAACACTCCGCGCAGCCGTTGTTCAGGGCATGCCGTACGCCAACCTTACGTCTCGGTTCCGTGGCCCCAACCCCCTGACTACCGGGGACTACAACATCCTTGGTGACCTACTGTCCCGCGAAGGCAGCGGCACGAAAGAGCGCCTGTCGGCGCAGCGGTATTTCTCTCGGTACCCCACCCCTGCAGATGCCCTGCGGGCGCTCGTGCATGAAGACGTTTTTGGGGCGGACCGTTTCAAGAAAGCTACCGACCGGACCAGCAAAGCTCTTGGGCAGCTGGCGGAGGTGTCCGGCGCTACACCGGAAGCGGATGTGGCGTTCTTCTCTCAGATGGGTGGGGATTACACCCAAGCAGCACTCAACTGGGTCAACAGCCAGATGAGTCAGGAAGTACGTGCATGGATGGCACAGGAGTCCTTCCGGCAGCGGGCGGCTCTGGCCAAGTACGAGCAGCGGTCAAGCAAGGACCTGATCAAGGAGATCCGTGCCAACGAGCAGCGGATCAGGAAACAAGAAGAGGCGCTGGAAGAACAGCTCGCTCGCGAGGCCAAGACTTCCGACAACGTGCTGAAGAACAGCAAGCAAGCTATCGACTTGTTCCGAAAGCAAGACCCGAACAGCGAGGTCATGCAGCCCCTATCTCCGGCTGTGGAAGTAGCGTTCGAACTCGACGGTGTGTCTGCTGGCCTCTACACGCTGGCGAACACGCTGAAGTCCAAGCCGCTTCGCAAGATAGCTATGCGCCTCTCGACGGCGCTGCGAAACAGCGGTACGCAGATCCGCGTCGTCAATATGGCCAACCTCCTGCAGGAGCGGCCCGCACTGCGTAACCCAGCGAACCCGGAGGTCGCAGACCCCGGCATGTTCGTGCTGGAAGAGAACACGATCTACCTCGACGCCGCTACGGGGCTCGACGCACTCAACTTCATGCACGAGGCGACTCACGCAGCGACCGCGTACTTCATGCGGTCCAACCCCTCCATGCCCGCAGTACGGCAGATCAACAAGCTGTACGAAACCATCGCGCCGAATCTAGATGGGTACTACGGCGCCGAATCTGTGGATGAGTTCGTAGCTGAGGTGTACGCCAATCCTGATTTCCGGTCCAAGCTCGCACGGCTGAATCTAGACGGCACCGAGATGACTGCATGGCAGCGGTTCGTGAACGCCATCAAGTCCATGTTCGGATTCGACGGCTCTGTGTTGGGGCAGGCACAAGAAGCAGTGGACCAGATCGTCGCCGGCTCTGAGATGGTCGGAGACCCCGGGACTCTGTGGATAGCGTCCACCAAGGGTAATGGCGGCGAAGTCCTCAAGAACGCATACCGCGCTTTGCCGGAGGGCACCGAGCAGGCCGCTGAGAGCCTGAAAGCGTTCGTGGCAGACGGCACCGTACCGCGCACCGCACGCAAGGCCGTGCGGTTCATCCAAGACCTAAACCTCATCAAGCGTACGGCGGGGGATAAGTTCCCTATGTACGCCGGGCTCGAAGATATCGTGCGGAAGCAGGCGCAGTACGCCTACAACCTGCTCAACTATGGGCAGGAAACCGTGCGGGCTCTCAATGGTTGGGCCAAGGACGCACGCAAGGAATCTATAACTGTCGACGGGCGCACGACCGACAAGCTCTCATTGCTTTCGGATGCGGTGAACTTCAGTACGCGTAACGAGGTTGACCTGTCACGGCCGCGGAGTGCCTACGAAAGTGCACTCACCCAAGCTCAGCAACGCCAAGGGCGGGCAGTTCCGGGTGGCGCCGAATACATGGCGGCTCTCGATGCAGTGAACAATGCGCAGGTCAAACTGACCGCGTACGACACCGCATTCCCTTGGTATAGCGCACTCGGTTCCGACGGGCAGGCGCAGTACAAGCGGGCGTTCAACGTCTTCAAGCGATACAAATCTGAACTGGTCGACATCCTGAAGGCCCGCCTAGAGCAGGTGCCCGACGCTACGACCCGTGCGCGACTCACGCGTGAACTGGTAGATAAGCTGGAGGAAGGCGGGATTGATCCCTACTTCCCCCTTGCCCGGGATGGGACGTATTGGATCTCGTACACGGCGAACGACCCGATTACGGGTAGTGTCGAGGCCTTCACAACTGGTTTCACTTCGCCTGATGAGCGCCGCAAGGCAATCGAACAACTGCAAGCGCGGGGGAATGAGATCGGGCTGCAGGGTGAGATAGCGTCGTTCCGTAAGCTGCAGGCCACGCAGTTTCGCGACGCGCCCCCAGAGTCCTTCGTGGGCAGTGTGCAGAAGCTCCTCCGCGACGCAAACGTCCCAGAAGAGGTACAGGCGGGCGTACTTGAGATGTACGTCAACCTCCTACCAGAGCGGTCCTTCGCCAAAGGGCTCATGCACCGGGAAGGTAAGCGCGGTGACATCAATGACCTGACGCCGCTGACCGAATCGCTGCCACGCCACAACATCGTGGAAGTCATCGAGAAGAAGACACAGCAGTTCGCCAAGCAGTTTTCTATTTTCAAGTACGCGCGCGAACTTAGCGAGCTGGAAGCCCAAGCGGATACGTTTGTCACCGATAGAGCCAACGCGGGGAACACCGAAGTCGAAGACTACTACGACGACTTCAAGAACAACCGCCTGCGGTTCGTCCGTAACCCGGACATCTCTCCAATGTCCCGTGCGGTTACGTCGTCTCTGTACATGTTCACGATGGGTTTCAGCCCTGCATCCGCAGCCCTGCAGTTTTCCACGGTGCCGCTTGTCACCTACCCGATGTTGGGTGGAGAGTTCGGCTTTGTCGACGCCGGCAAGCAGATCGCCCGATCTACCTCCCTGCTGAAGAACGCGGGCAACAAGCGCATGGTCGAGCGTGCCGGTGCAGACCAAGACACTGAAGTGGTTGAAGAGACGTTCCGGTTCAGCCGGTCTCTTGCCAACTACGATTTGGATGCGGGTAAGCCCGAGAACATGACTCAGGAGGAATACGACAACCTGAAAGTGTTCATCGACGAGCTTGGGAAGTACAACGAGCTTGGACACACGGTCAACGCCGACATCCTAGATCTGGAGGGCACTCGCACCAACCTCTGGGGTCGCATGCAGCAGTGGGCGGGCTTCATGAACCACACGTCGGAACTCGCCGCGCGGCAGGTGTCGGGGCATGCCTATTACGAGCTTGCCCTCAGCAAGATCTCTGCCCCTACCGATGCTGACCGCCGTCGCATCGCGAAAGACGCCATTGAGTTCGTCTCTCGTACCAACAGTAGCAACCTGTCTGGCGGTGTGGCCCCCATGTCGCAGAACGACTACCTGCGCACATTTGCGATGTTCAAGCGATGGCCGATCTCCATGCTTCAGCTTCAGTTGGAAGTGCTGAACGAAGCGTTCGCGGGTGCCACCCCGCAAGAGCGAAAGATGGCCCGCTGGCAATTGGCCGGAATGTATGGCACCGCGGGCCTTCTTGCGGGGGCTACCGGGGTGCCGTTCTACGGTGTGCTGCAAATGGTGTTCGATGCGCTTCGCGAGGATGACGAAGAAGACTTCGACACGCTGGTCCGCACGTACATGGGCGAGGCATTTGCGAAGGGTGTGGTCAATTACGGGCTTGGCATCGACGTATCGACCCGCATGGCCATGACCAACCTTGCGTTCCGTGAGCCGCTGATCGCTCAGGACAACCTACTGTGGGACGCGCTCGTGATGTTCGGTGGGCCCGTTATCGGGGTGCCACTCAGTGTTGGACGTGCCGTGGATCTCATGGGTCAAGGCAATGTCGAGCGCGCGTTCGAAACGCTACTTCCGATCCAAGCCAAAAACATCCTGCGGACCGGCCGGTTTGCTACGGAAGGCGCCCGCACACTCAATGGTGATCCTATCGTGGGGGACATTAGTCCGTTCCATATTGCTGGTCAGCTTCTGGGCTTTGCCCCCGCCGAGTACATCCGGCAACTCGAACAGAACGCCGCACTGGCGGGCATTGACCGCGCCATCGTGGAAGAGAAGCGTAAGCTCCTGCAGAAGCTCAACATCGCACGCCGAGACGGGTCTCCAGCCGATGATGTCATGGAAGACATTGCCGACTTCAACTCGCGGCATCCGCAGACAGCAATTGACGGAGATACGATACGTCGGTCTCAGCAGGCATACGCCCGGACAGCGGAACGCCGCCGCGCTGGTGTGGTGTTCTCCGATCAGAACCGAGAGAAACTGGAGCGTATGGCCGAGGCGTGGGGCGACCCGACGTTCTGGGATTGAGAAAAACTGCCCCGGCGAACCGGGGCTAGGAGGGGAGGAGAGGAGACGCCCATGGCAAGACGTCGAGTGGGATCGTAACACAGATCAGCGCACGCGCCATACCCTCAGTCCGCGGTAGCCGCCCTCTAGTTTCGGCATCGTGCGGAAGCGCATGTCCAGCGCCAACCCCAACCGCTTGATCTGCAGGGCGGCGTCGAACGTGCGGAAGCACGGGATGAAGACAGAGCTACCCACCTCCATCTTGCGCCACGGCACTTCGATCTCTACGCCGTCAGGGTTGATCGTCTCCATGCGCTTCGAAGTCCTCGGCCTTGTCCTCCGGTATCTGCAGCACGATCACCTGCTGCGGCGGTAGGTGTATCCGGGTGCCTTTGCCCAGCCGGACCCGCGTCTTGCGGGCTCCGTTGACGCTCTCCAGTTCACGCAGCGTGCTGTTGTAGGGCACCTGCCTGCGACCACACCAGTCCTTGAGCTGCCTCGGCACAATGAACAGCCGCCGGGTGTCTGACTCGTACCTGCCGAAGATCTTCATGCGAGGTTCGAAGTCCGGCACCAGTAGTCGCTCCATGCCCCCGTTGGAACCGCCAGTCAGGTCTTCGTTGCTCCGGATCTGCAGGAAGTTGCCGTAGTTGTCGTTGAAGTAGTCGACCACGACGTCCATGGCCGGCGTATCCATCGTCAGTGTGTTGGTCTTGTTGGCGTTGAGCATGCCCACGATGAACTCGAACAGCCGCCGCAGGTCCCACTGGATCAGCCCCATCTCCTTCAGCACGAATGCAGCCACCATGCTCTTGCTGGTAAACTCGGACCAGAAGCGGTTCTGGGATGTCAGCTCTGCCTTCTCGTCGATCTTTATCCGTGTCCGCACCAGTAGGTCGTCTATCCGCTCCCGGTTCCTCATGTAGTGCTGCACGAACATCGGCCCTGCAAATCCATAATGGCGCTTCACTTCTTCGGAGAACGCGTCAGTCAGCGCCTTGGCCTTAGTAGAGTCAAAAAACTTCTGTACTTCCACCTCCAGTACGCGCTGCGCTTCGGCCTTGGGCATGTCCTTCGCTGCGGCGACCTTCTCGATAAAACTCGTGTTCCCGTTCGTTATGGCGAGCAGCTTCCACTCCCTACCCCGAGCGCGGCTCTGGTTGGCACCGCTCATCATGCGGTCTTTCTGTCTGCCAGATGTGAATTGATAGGCCAGATCAGAGAGGTTGTGTCCGTCTGCGTTGGTTACTTCATCCAACATGAGCGGTAGGTTGTGGTACACGTCGGCGCGGTTCATCTTCGCGTTGACCGTGTCTTCCTTGTTGAGCAGCAGCTCCTTCGGGTCTCCCCACGCCGCGAGCGCAGACTCAAAGGCGGTTGTCTTACCGAAACCGGAGTCCTTGCTGTATATGTGCATCGCTGCGCAGTTGACAGGAGAGGAGTGCATGAGCACCGAGCCGAACGACGCGAGCTGAACAAGCTGGTGAAGCTCCATACCCGCGTGGTTGTAGAACTCCATGTTCTTCTTCCAACCGTCCAGCGTGCCCCGCTCCTTGAACGCGTGCATCATCCCGGCCGTGGTCGACGACGGGGGGTTCATGTCGATCCGGTCAGCAAAGATCTCCTTCTCTCCAAGAATGAATGACGTGCAGTCGTCGTCAGTCCAGCCGAACTGCCTGTGCGCGATATCAGCCGACACCGAAGCCTGTAGTTCATCTAGCCATGCCATGACGTACCTCAGAAGGATTTCCCAGTTGAGCACCATCACACCTTGCGGCGTCATGCTCTTGCGTAGTTCATCCTTGGACGACACCGCAGACAGAGGCAGAGTAAAGTCCTTGCTGCCGTCCTTGGGGAAGTGCACCCGGAACACAAGACTCTCACCCACCTCCGGGTCCACCACCCTGCGGATCACGTACAGGTCATGCCTGTAGATCAGCGATTCTTCCTGCTCGCCATCCTCGTTCTTGGTGCGGATGTAGATGCCGCCGGTCTTGGCCCGGAAGTACGGCTTGGGCATCGGTGGGATGCCGCCTGTCGGCGTTGAGCTAGGGGCTTTTGTCGGCTCGCCCACCGCGAACTCGGGCTCCGCGCCCTCTTCTGCCTCCTCGATGTACTGGCCCAGCACGATGGGTGACTTCACCTTGCCCGCGTTAGGGCAGCCTTCGCATCCGCCGGGGTTCAGCTCATCGAACCGCTCGCACAGGTACGGCCCCTTGATGTGTTGCGCCTTGCCTTCCGCGTCGTCCGGGTCGTAGCCGGGGTGCCCCTTGGAGATGACGTGGATGGCTTTCTTGCTGTCCGTGCAGTGCGCGGCTATGGACAGACCTGCTCGCCACAGCGGCTCGCTGGCCTCCGCCCTCGACTTGATGATGTGTGCGAGCTGCGCGCAGCCCCGACCTTCTCGGGTCCGCTCCAAGATCTGCCGGAAGGAGGCACGTCGGCTCCCCAAGAGATTCTGTAGCGCCGCATCAGAACTCTCACCGACCGGCAGTACCGGAGCCGGAAACGGTAGCCCGCCCGTCTGCGGCGCACTTGCGCTTGTATCCAACGCACCAAGAAGCCTACCGCCAATATATTCTAAAGAGTATTTACGCGTGGAACCCATCAAAAAGCGCACTTCGATGGGCGTGTCGTACTTGTGGTTGTGCGTGCCCGGCACGCGAAGTATCCGTGCAGCGTCGGACGTGACCGCAGGGTCGGCCTTGAACCCCTTAGCGTTGCAGACCTTCTTCAGTAGCTCCGCTACCCGCACCCACTGTTCGCGCGGGGCGGGCTCATCCAACAGCCAGTACACATGCAGACCACCACCGGAGTCGATGACGGCCGGCTTGGGCAGCTCTACTGCGTCGCAGAACTTCCGCAGTGCCTGAAGTGCCGCCCGCTTATCCGTGAAGTCTTTGCCCGATCCGCAATCGAGATCGAGAAACAACGCCGCAAGTGCTTCGACATTGGCAGCCTTGCGGGACTCACCGGATGCGAACCGTGCGACGCCGTAGTACGCATCGGCGCCTTTGGAGTCGAGCGCCTTGGCGTTGCGGACAAGATCTTCTACCGACGTGTAGAACCGCTGTACTTTCTTGCCATCCCCCCGGCTACCGAACAGACAATAGTGTGACCCGGAGCCGAGCACACTGGTTAGAAATTGTTGTGTGTCCATCCTCGCTCCCGAAACGCAAGAGACACTGCGGCAGGGGTGCGTTCACCCTTTTCGGCGTAAGCCTAGCCGCAGAACTACGGTCGGGGCGTCAGCCTTCCGCGTCGTCCCAGTCGTCGATGATGGAGTCGAGTTCGGCCC